ACTTTTATGTCTTCCTTTTGATTTGACGATCTTGTAATAGAAGGTCTATTATCAACGTAAACTATACTACCAGAGTGCTTCTTGACCTCAGGATTGGCAACACCATTTGTAAAAGTTTGACCAAGATAGTATGTCCTATTATTTATTACGGTAGATATACCTGTAAAGTTTGTATCAATTGTCAAGTTCAATCCAGTAGATGGAGTAACATTTAAAGAACCACCTGAACCTGGAGATGCAGTAAACTCTTGCAATTCATATCCATAAGTTGGATTCGTTTGGGCAGTTCCTACAGTAGCAAATCCTGCCAGTGATCTATCTTGCCAGAATTTAAGAACTCCAGTTGTAGAATCATAATTTACAACTCTACCAACAGCAGTTGTTCCTGTAGAAATAGTTTGTGTAAAATAAGAGTCTGGATCAAATGTAGCTGTACTATATCCAGTTCCGACTAATTTTAAAGCACCCAGAGCACTTGCTTTGTCCGAAGTGAGAATATCAGTTGATCCAAATTGTTGAGGATTTTCTACGATACCAATCCTTGCAATTTGATTTCCTGTTATGAAATCTGGGTTAGAAGAATCATTTTCAATTCTAGAATACAGAAGTACATTATATGCACCGAGTTCTCTGTAAATATTTGCACCATGTCCACCTTGAGGTGGAATAATTACATTAAACTCCGGTCTTGTAGTTCCTGTAGGAACTCCTCCTCCAACCAAGTCTACGTTACCATAAGTATATCCCGATCCTTGATCAGAAACTGTTATTGAACTTACCTGTTGATTGCCATCAATTGTAATTGTACATTCTGCTCCAGACCCATCACCTCTGATTGGAACATTGGTATATGTTGTATTTGCAGGTCCTAATCCAATACCTCTGTTCGTAATAGTGATAATTTTAATTGATCCATCAACAGCATTATCTCTGACTGCAGAGTTTTCCGTAGAAGTCAACCATTCAGAAGGAACTGGAAGATATTCTGTTGATTCAAATTTAGCAACATCACTTGGTTTGATACTATAAAGATATTTCCAAACATAACCATCACCACTTGTTCCTGCAGATCTTGGTTCTAAATCAGTAAATGTTGGTTCATCTAAGGATGGTTTAGCAGTTGGATTATCTGGGTCAATTCCATTATGAAGACAAATATAAACTCTGAAATCACTATTCATTACAATATAATTTGCAAGATATAGTGATGTAGAACCAGAAACTACTGCAGTATTTGTTCTACTGTAGTCATGACGATACATGTCATAGGTAGTTCCAGAAGACCAAACTCTCTTAGGAACAACTTGTCTAATGTCTGCCGCATTAATTTTTTTGAGAGCAACCATCGTGTCCCAATAATCACTCTCCTGATCAAAGTTATCTTTTGGAGATGGTGGATCTTGATTCCAATCCTCCTGATAATCTGCAGGATTTGGCAATCCAATAAAAGAATAGTAAGAGTTACTAGAATTAGTAACTCCAGCTACAAAATTTCCTGCATTTAATATTCTAATCTGATCAGTTATAATGGCAGCCATTTGACGGACTTTTTTCTTTATTTATACTTGAGGTGGGAGATATCTTATTTAATTATTCTATTACTTCTAGTTCTAGGATACTTTATCCCAGCAGAATCTGGATTTCTATTTTTATGCAAAACAGCAGGAGATAATGTTCCAGTAGTAGGTCTCTTTTTCTTAGCAAAAAGATATCTGTTAATACTTGTAGACCCAAATGCCTCATAAGGAGATTCATTCGGACTACCTCCAGGATCACCTATATCATCAGGTATAAATGTTTCTTTCAAATGCTGAAGTGCTTCTGCTTGAGTAAGATAAGGTTCTTGTTCAGCAAGACAAGCAATAACTCCACAGACCTGTGGAGAGGCCATACTCGTTCCACTAATCGAAGCAAGATGATATGAAGAGTTTCTAGAATCAGCAATGATAGGATTATAGCTAGATGGAGGTGAGGAAGAATCCCAAACAGCAGAAATAATATCAGTACCAGGTGCCCAGATATCTACTCTAGCACCCCAGTTACTACTGGCCCTTTTATATTCAGTAACTTTAGAACCTATATTACCAACACAGATAACATTATCTGCCGCAGATGGTGTTGAACCTCTTGAGTGGTATCTTGTGGATGAAGTGCTATAACTAAAATAGTTATCATAATCATCTCCACCAGAAACATCACAATTCCAATAACTATTTCCTGCAGCCGAAATAACAATAACCCCATCATTAATGGCATCTTGTATATCAGCATCTACCGCAACATCTCTAGCAGGAACTCCACTGATATATGTGGAATTGGGTACTGGAACACCATTATCTTCCAATATTGTCTTTTTTTCTGCATCAGTGCCACTTAAAGAAGTAGTTGTTCCTCTATAAGTAACACTAGTCACATCCGAAAGATTGACAGTGAAAGTATATTGATAACCCCAACTATGATTAGTAATCGTTGGGTTTCTTCTACCAGTTGCAGGATTAATTGCTTTATTATTATGAAAGTGTCGAAGATAATCCCACAACTTTTCATCCCAATCAGTCACACCAGATAAGGTATCACTGAAAGCCATATTATAAATGTTAGCATCTCTTGCCCATCCTTGTGTATTACCAACACAAGTTCCTGCTACGTGCGTTCCATGATTGACGTTTGGTGAAGCACCAGAGGTACTGTAAGTATAAGTTCCGTTAGAACCATATCCTAATGCAGAATTATACTGAAACCAATTGAACTGATTTACTCTACTACCACCACTTCCATCAGGATTAACAGCAAACTCTGGATGGTCTGGATTAATATGGCTATCAACAATTACAACATCAACATTTTTCCCTGATGCTGTATGTGCAATATATCTATTTGTTATCTCGACAGTTCCATCTCTACCCCAGTTAGAAACAGTGTCACCTTCAGTTACTCTATATAATCCCCAGTTTTTGTCGTCACCCGCAAATGTTCCAGTAGTCTTATTGAAATCATTTGTCTGTTCCCAGAAAGGAGTTGGAACAATACCTCTATCCTTTGCTAATCTCTCACAAGCAATCACTCTTTCATCATTTCTTATTTCTGCTGCCTCTTCTTCAGTCAGCATATAGTGAGTGTTACGACTGATTGCTCTTCTATGAACAAGGTCAACTGCTCTATCGGGGATGTACAGAGACCCACCAGGGGTCTCCATATCATCATAGAGGTCTTCTAAATCTTCATATGATCTACAGGTTACGATGTACTCTTTCATCATTCCTCCATGCGAACGATTGTAAGTGATACCTCAATTTGCCGTCCATTTGATGCATCAGTATTTGTCACTTTGGCATAGATATTATCACTTGGTGTGGCATCATCATTCCATCCAATAACTGCTGGAGTCATTTTAAAAGTACTAATACCAGCAGATGTAGTATAAACTTCTGCAAGAACACCAGAACCAGGAGTTGGATCTGTTGTATATGCTCTAGAAGCATCATTGGTTCTAGAATCTGTATCAGTATACAGTCTTACCCAAGCAGGATGATCAACCTCAACCTTTAATAATGAGTATGCTTTTGCTGCATTAGCAATAGTAACATCTGCAGTTGCATTAGCCGCAATAAATCCAGTTTGTTGGGAAACAACAAATCTAGACGTTCCAACGCCAGTGCCACCACCACTGCCACCAGATTGTGCCACCCAAGCATAATCTGTACCATTCCAACTAAGTACATGTCCTGAAGTTGGATTAGATTGATTTAAATGAGTATCAACATCAGCATCTGAATATGCTCCACTAACACCACCACCTGATGTTGCTGAAGTAATACGACCCTGAGCATCAACAGTAATATTTGCACTAGAATAAGTACCTGCAGTTACTGCAGTATCTTGTAGTTCATCTGGTCCAACAACATCATTATCAAGAACCCAAGAACTACCTGACCCGGTAACTATGATATCACCTTTATCACCGTCAGTGACTCCAACAACATCTGTCCAAGAAACACCAACTCCAGTTACATGGGTTAGCAATTGTCCATCAGTTCCCAAATCTCCATTAGAATCATAAACAGAACTTCCAATTGCAACTGTTCCATTAACATGTAACTTTGCTGTTGGATTAGCAATTCCAATTCCTACATCATTACCAGACCATACTAATTTCTCTCCACTTACGTAATCACTCTCTATCGAGAATAATGGAGTAGCAGCGTCAGATCCATTACCATTAAGAGATGTTTTAACAACTGTAAAAGCACCAGAATATCCTATACGCACTCCCCAATCTGGGTTTGCAGTTATGAAATTATCAGCTGATGAATAAGTTGTGTTTCTGCCAAATAATGTAAAACCACCAGAATATTGAGTACTACCAGTTACATCGTCTTGTATAGATCCATCAGCAAAGTGTATCCCTGCTGTCCCTAAACTATTTGCTATAGAAACATTTGCAGGAAATCTTCCTACCTGAAATCTACTTCCATCAAGACTAGAAACACTACCATTTCCAGTAGCATCATAATTGCTAAGGTAAGTTGAATGAACTCTAATTGCAGTTCCAGAACCATCTGCAGATGGCCATGCACCATGATTTGTATCATTTACATGGAAAGTAGCAGTATTATGAACCTCTAATGCTGTTTCAGCACTATCTGTTCCGATAGCAACACCGCCACCTGTAGTATTGTAGTAAATGTCACTTCCATTTGTTGTCCATTGAGAGGAAGCATTTCCAGTAGCATTAATAGTGACACTAACAGGATCAGTTGAAGTATTAGTATCTAAACTAATATTAGTTCCACCTATAAGTTCTAAGGTATCTGCTGGAGTAGTTGCACTAGGATTATCCCTACCTGATACTGAAATAATACCAAATGAATTTCCTCCAGAAGCGTTAACAGTAACAATTCCACTAGAGGCATCAGTATCTAAAGTAATATTATCTCCAGCTACAATCGATGTTACGACACCAGATAAACTAGAACCATCACTTGATGGCGCTAAGTAGTCAGTCCCTGCTGTTGCAGCAGCAATTGTTGAACCATCAGACTTAACAATACCGTTGATGGCAGCAACTACAGGATCAGATTCAGAAGTTAAGTAAGTGCTATTATCAGTTTCATATGTTCCAGCACCAGTGCGTTTCATGAAACCATTACTGGTAAAGTCACCATCAACAAGAACATCACTGTGACTTGTCTCTGCTGTCAGATAAGTATTACTATCAACACTACCATCTGCTTTTAAGAACTGTGATGATGTTCCACCTGCAGTTGAGAACCCAGCACCAGTCACTATACCAGTGACATTTAATACTTCTAAAGTTCCAACACTTGTTAATGAAGAATTAGTAACACCACTTCCAAGTGTCGTTGCAGAAAGAACATCAGTTCCATTAATTTTATAAGTTTTATCTGTTGCGAGATTTAGATTTTCACTAGATTTAAGTGCAGTGTTGGAGTGTTCATATTTTAAGGTATTATCGGGACCAATTTGAATACCAGCACCATCAGCTAAAACATCAGTAGTTGCAGTTGTAGCAATACCAACTATGAAATCAGCAAGTTCAATAGTGGTTGAATTAATTTGAGTCGTCGTACCATCAACGTAAAGATTGCCTTTAATTCTTACATCACCAGTATTATCTCCAACTGCAGCTGGATCAATAGTAATAGTAGAAGGACCGGTAATACTGTCACTAGTAACTCTTATGGATGAACCTTCCGCTCCAGTATGTAATTCGGTAGCAGTTATAACTCCAACCTTAATACCATTTGTTGTAGTATTTCCTCTTCCAGTTACAGAATCTAATGTATCAGATTCAGAAGTTAAGTAAGTGCTATTATCAGTTTCATATGTTCCAGCACCAGTGCGTTTCATGAAACCATTACTGGTAAAGTCACCATCTAAAATGGCAGTACCTAATGAGGTAAGATATGTATGAGAATCGACAGAACCATCTGCTTTTAAGAACTGTGATGAAGTTCCATTAGCAGTTGAGAATGCAGCACCAACTATGCCATAAGGTGAATTTACTTTATTTGAATTTGTTTGTACTGCATTACCCATATATCCATGAGCACTACATTGATAATGAAGAACTGTTGGAGTCTCATCACTTACTGTAATCTCAGTATAACTATTTTGGAAACTTACACCTGATGTATATTCTGTGGTCTTATCTGCTTCAAGATAGAACTTGAGGGGATGACTTCCTGTATTATCATTCGTAAATCTATAAGTTCTTCCTGGGGTAAGAGTTAGGAATGGAGACTCAACTCCATCAATAAAATATGCACTAGTACTAGAACTTCCACCACCAGGATATCTGTGTGCTGAGGTTTTAGATGCAACAGTAACAGCAAATTCAACCGTAGTTCCATGAGGTGCTTGAAGATACTCAAATCCAGAAAGTGCAGTTGCAGTAACAAGACCTGCACTAAATCCACCATCTGCATCTCTGTATACTAAAGTACTTGCTTCATTAGTACTTGCGGAAGATACAGTAACAGTAAATGTAGTATCTGTTGATTGGTTGGCAGTAAATGTATCGCTGCCGGTAATTCCATCACCTGAGGTTGAAAGAGTTAATGTTGCATTATTAACTGTAGGAATAGCTGCCTCAACAGTACTGTCAACATAAGATTCGGTTGCATATCCTGTAAGAGAACTAGCAATACTAGTACCAACATCCCCTGTAGTTGTATATCCTGTTAAAGATGTAACAACGCCAGTTACACTAACAGTAACAGTATTTCCTATAGAAGCAGCAGTTAAATTATCATTAAAAGAAATGATAGTTGTTACTCCAGCAGAAGTTTCTTCATTATTAAAAACGTTAATTCCAGAAATACCACCACCTCCGCCACCTCCAGAGATTGCAACTGAATTAATGCTGGTAATTCTACCATTGGCATCTACTTCTATCTGAGCAGAATTAGTCGCATTTCCGTATGTTCCTTGAGTAGCTCCTGTTAATGCAGTTAATCCTGCACCAGAATCACCGGCAGTGATAAACCCTACATTATTAGTAAGGTCTCCAGTATCTGCAGGAATTGTAGGTTTATCGGTTAAATCAGAGTAATTTCCTGAGAAAAGTGTTGGTTTATTTGTTAAATTATTATAATCACCAGAGAATGTTGATCCGGCAGTGATATAACCAGAGTCATTAGTGAGTTGACTTACATTAGTGAAAGTAACGAACCCAGCATTATTAGTGAGATCACCAGTATCTGTTGGAATGCCTATAGAAACTGTAGCAATACCACTATCAAATGTTGCTGTTACTCCAGTTCCAACAAAATTAATAGTCGTTGCAGTTCCTACATCCGACCCTTCTTCTTGAACTACAATACCAGAAATTCCTCCACTACCTCCAGTGGCATCAGTATCATTGACCCAATTAGAACCATTATACTTAAGGACTTGACCAGAAGAAGGAGTTGTGATGGTTACGTCGGTTAAACCATTAAGGTTAGTTGCACCCCCACCACCAGTAGACTGATCTACCCAGTTATAATCAGTGCCATTCCAACCCAGGACTTGTCCAGAACCTGCTGTAGATTGATTTAAGTGCGTATCTACATTAGAGTTTGTATATCCAGCATTGCTTACCCAAGTATAATCAGAACCATCATAACTTAAAACTTCATTGGTTCCAGCAGATGAAAGATTTAAGTGAGTATCAACATCAGAATTTCCATACAAACTTTCTTGAAAATCACTAACAGTAATAGTAGCAATTCCAGATTGAACTACAACTTCACCAACAGCAGATCCTTTAAATTCAATAAGAGTGACACCAGTTCCTACTACTCCACTTTCAGTTGCTATACCAGTTCCGACAATTGCTGTCAGATCAGTTCCATCTCCAAAATGATTATATATTTCAGAAAAATTATCGTTAATTTTTATACCAGCATCTCTTAGGTTATCACCAGTGTTATCATTTGGTAATGTACCTGTCCCTATACCCTGATATGCCATTATCGTATGAGTTTAAAAATATTTATACTAGGTATCTCTTGAATCTGAGCGAATCTTTTCTTGTTAAGATATCTGATGTAGAAATGCCATTGTGTCCATTAAGAATTTCTGCATTGTAAGAAACCTGCTTAGATCTTCCTATAATATTAATCTTACCCCAAGAGAATTCTCCAAAATAATTTGAAGTTGATATTCCACCAGCATACCCCACAGCATCTGCAGTTGTATCAAAAGTAACTGAAGTATTATCTAATGTAATATTAGTACTACTAAAGTTAATAGTTCCAATACCAGTTAAAACTGAATTAACTCTCAATACATTCGTAGAAACCCCAGCAACTTCTCTAGAAATAACTTCAACTCGTTTTGCCTGATATACTGCGTCAATAAAATGTGTTGCTAATCCAACTGTAGTAGTACTATCAGTGCTATATGTATATAATGGAGAATTTCCAACACTTACATTGGAATTGAAGATTGTGAAATAATCATTGACTGATATAGAACTCAAAGTAACTGCTGTTCCAACTAAAGAAGTGTCTCTAAGGAAAGAATCATAAGGAATATGTAAATCAACAATCATTTCATCAACATTATCTATCGTTGTAGTTCCAAATCCAACAATGACTCCATTATCTCCTGAGTAAGAATCGACAGTAACTTCTTCTTCAGAATGTGAAGGTGGAGCAATAAGAACTTGTGGTGGATTTGTATTTGTATATCCAGTTCCAGCATTGGTCATGGATATAGAAGTCACTGAACCATTAGTAAGAACTGCCGTTGCTACTGCACCCGATCCAACTACATTACCAATCGATACATCTGGTGCTGAAGAATAACCAGATCCACCATCAGAAATTGAAATTGATGAAATCGTACCAAGACCAGAAACAACTGCAGTTGCAGCTGCTCCAGTTCTAACTTTTTGTGATATAAATTTGACTTTATTTTGGAAAGACAAATCAGTATCACTTTCATTTCTACCATCAAATAAAGGTCTTAAACTATCAACATAAATCGTTGTTGAACCAATTCCAACTGGTTTGATTATATAAGAAATTGGATTAATAGTTGGTTCATAAAGTTCTCTATCTTTACCAACAGCAATTTGATTGATAAATTTATCTTCAGTTTGTCTGCACCATACAACTGGTCTTTCTAAAGTTACATCATTTGTGATTCCTGGGCCATCGTAAGTATTTGTCTCAACAAGATCAGTAGAAAGAATATCTTGAACATCTCTTGTTTCTTCAGTCAAATACTTTTGCTGACCCATTGACTTTTCATGAACTATTTGCAGAGTATCACCTTTTTTAACTGTGTTAATTACACGTCTAAGAACAACATCACTATCTCCAGTTCCTTTATAGAACAAAATATTGATATTATTTCCAACAGCAATTGGTTCAGTAAATGTAATTACACTTCCACCCTCAAATATATAAGATTCTCCAGGAACTTGAAGAATGTCATTAACGAATACTAAAAGAACATCCTGAACTCTAATTCTTGATCCTTTAGCAGAAACGATAGATATTCTTTCAGTGTTGAGGAATAATGGGAAATCTTTGCGTTCTCCATCAATATATTCATCAATATTATCAAGAACTTCCAGAGTTCCTAAAGACCAACCACTAAATTTATCGGTAGCAACTTCATCAATGGTTATTTGGAATTCTTTATATAATGATGTAGTTGGAATTCCGGTAGTTCCACCAACTTCAACTGTGAGAATTTCACCATTACCATATGCATATCCAGTATTCTTAATTTCAAAGTCAATAACACTGGATCCTTGACCAACAACCACATCAATGGTTGCCTCAGTACCTAAACCAGATACTGAATCCGAACTATACTTCAGTGGTAAATTAGAATAGCTAAGTGGTGGATCAATTACAACATATGGTTGATTTGTGGAAGTATATCCAGATCCTGGATTTGTGATTGCAATACTGACAATATGCCCACCACTAATAGCAGCTGTTCCGATAAACTCAATGTTTGAAGTTCCAGTGCTAGAAGTTCCAACACCAACATTTACAACTGTTTGAATACCTTCTCTATATCCAGAACCACTATTTCCAATACTAATTGATTGAATAGTGCCAAGTCCAGAGACAACAGCAGTTCCACCAGCAGCAACTAATGGTTGGAATCCAAGTCCTTCAGTAGATGCAACTGAAACAATAACTCCACCTCTAGGGAAATTAGAAATTCCAACATCAGGTCCTAATGGTGTTGTTTCAGTTCCTTGGAATCTTACTGAAGTAATTCCAGCAGTTTCTTCAAGTACATATTGATCAGAAATTCCTGGTGCTTGGAAAACATCATTTACAAGAATGATTGCATTTTCATTTTCTATTCCTGAAACATCTAGTCCATCCGACTTTAATGTAAACTCATCATTCAATGCATTAAATCCTTGAGAAATATCATCAAAAAGATAATTCTTATAATAAGTCTCATTAGAACCTTGCAGAATGCCAGATCTCATAAAACTTCTTCCATGGAAACTTGAAGAGGTTGATATTCCAGACCAATCTCTTTCATCCGGTTCATTTGTTTCTAGTCCTAATGGAACATTTCCAAAAGGAGCTTCTGAGAAAATAATATCGTTATCGATAATATTATAATTTCCAACAACTTTAGTAACTAAATCACCTGTGACACCAACTCCAAGATTTGTTCCTAACCAACCTCTACGCACTCTCATTACATTGGTACTACCAATACCAACACCTTCAATCTTCATTATTTCATCATTTATCTTAATCAAATCTGTTCCAAAGAAAGAAGTAATTCCACTGAAAGTAATTAAATCATCCAAAACAGTGAGTTCTTTTGAAAGTGTAGTTGTTACTGCGGTTGATACTACTGGGGATTGTATAATATTATCAATAGAAACAAGAACTTTTGCGTTCTGATTGGTTGATATAAATCTGTGAGAAGAACCAATTCCAACTGAAGTAATATCTACAACCTCTGGTGTTGCTTTAAGTGCATTTTCTGCACTGGTTGCAATTTGAATATTATTTTCATCATACTTAACTACATAAAGATTTTCCGCAGGTAAGAATGTTGTATTAGATGCACCAACAAAAGTTGTGGGTGCGATTACGATTGATGAATTTGCAGCTCCAACATGAGCATATCTAATTTTTTCACCAGTAACAAAATAATGATTTGGAATAGAAATTAAATTTTGAAGAGTGTTAACAACACTTGGATTATCTCCTTCAAAGTATCTTTCAAAAATTCCAAGATTTTCATGTTCAAGATAGAATTTTCTCTTAACGTCACGTTCAGTTCCCTCATAATCACCAAATATAGAATTAATTGATGTATTGGTAAAATCTACACCAGATGGGGCAGTAGTATCTTCAATTAAACCAATTGCGTTTGTATAAACATTAACTTCAATGTCAGTATTTGCGATTGGAGTAAACACAAGTGAAACAACTCCTTCACTAGAAACTACTGCTCCAAAAGTTCCTAATCCACTAGAAGTTTCAATATTTCCATATTCAACATAACAAGTATCTGCAGTTGTTGTAGACTCTACATAATCGTCAACGACAACAATTTCAGATAACTGACGTTCATTATTCATAGTATCAACAACTTGAGCAATAAAGTATGCTCCGTCATAATCATTAGAATACTGAGCAACAGGAACTGGTCCAGGAGAAGGTGATGTTGCAATAGTGGTAGTTTTTGCCTCAACCTTTGCTCTACTTAACTCAATAGTTCCAATTCCACTAGAAGTTTCTGTGGCAAGTCCAACAAAAACAGTATTAATAACTCCAGTAGCTCCTATTCCGGTTGCTGGATAAAAGTCAATATTTAAATTATCTCCTTCAAAATAAGGATGATATGTTCCAAGACCAGGAGCAGAATTTGATATCTCAGTTGACATCCTTGCAATTTCTAGCATATTGATGTCGGAACCATTATGTAGAATATTCAGTTCTTGATATTCAAAATTATTATCTAATCCAGAAGTAATAGAAGTATCTGCAGTGATACTTACTAATACTTTTGCGGAAGTATATGTATTTGCAATTGATACTATAGTAGTTTTTACACCAGCATTTACATCAACACTTGTAGTATCAATAATTGCTACACCACCTAAACTTGTTGTTCCTGTTCCAAGAAGTGCATCCTTAAAGTCATAAGAAAGAACACTAACATTGTAATCATTTATTGCAAACTTAGTTGGATAGAATTGAAGATTTGCATCCACAGTTCCTGATGAGAATGAGAGATCAAAAGATCCTTGATCGTATGCAGTTTCAACTCTAGCATATTGGTTGATATATCCAAAAATGCCATCGTGCATGACATTCACCAACATCATCTGCCTTTGTGCAGTGAATCTCTTGTCTCTTACATAAGTAATAAACTTTCTTGTTCTAATATCAGATGATGCGAACGTATCAATAATTGAGAACTCAGTTGGTCTTGGATTGCTATTAAACTGAGATTGGAAATTATCAATAGAGAGAACTCTATTACCAACAGATTCAAAGAAATCTAAAAGAATTCTATTAGAGAAGACAATCTCATTTGAAACGAATCCAGAAGTTTGAAATCTATTGGTTTCCGTAACTAAGTCAAAGTCATGAACACAATGCAAGCTTGCAAATCCATCAAGATTCGTTACTTGATCAAATGAAGATGAATTTGCCTTAATAGATCCATTATTATCATTAGAAGACTCCATTTGGAGATCTGCAAATTTTTTAAATCCTAAAGTGTGATTTAATGTAGATACCGTTTCATTCCAAGTATCATATGGAACTTTTGATTTAATTGAATATGCAAAATTCTGATAGTAGTAACTATCCTGAATCCTCTGAAGATCTGAATTCAAAGATCCCATATTATCTAACCACCCAAGAGTCGTTTTAGACATTGCTTCAAAATTAGCATATGACTCATATGCTTTAATTGAATTTGCAACACCAAGAACTTTTGAAGAAGTACCTTCAATTACACTTCCAACAGTAAAATTATCATCTGAAGAAACTCTAAGAGATAATGTCTTTCGATCCCATCCTTCTACAATACCAGTTGCATTTTCTGATTTTACAACTTCACCAATAGAATAATCTCTAGTGACAAGATTTACCTCAAAAGTTGGGAAGTGTTTTTGTGCAAGAATTTTTCCTGTAGAATTAATAGTATCATAGCTTCCAGGAATTTCTGATTCTGTCAGGAAATCTGACATATCAAAGGTAACATCACCAATTCCACCAAGATTTTCAGTTACTCCAGTTAAGGTAAATAATTTGTAATCATAATTAGATGAGTTAAATCCTTTTCCAGTAGATCCAACACTAACACTTGTACTTTCAATTAAAACTTTGTCTCCAACTGCAAATGGGAATGAGTTAATAGTACTAAATCCTACAGAAAGAGTTGCTGTAGCGATTCCCGAAGAGTTATACGTTATTGTTTTAATTCCTACACCAGCACCACTTTCAGTTGGTATAATCAGTGGAGTTACATTACTGATACCATTAGTATTTTGTAGAATTTCAACATCTCTATTACCAAGAGTTACCTTGAATGCTAAATCTTCTACTACTTTATTTGTTTTGCCATCAACAACAATTAATTTTGGTGGAATATTAAATCCTCTTCCAAAAGAAGTTATTCCAATAGATTCTACTGAAGCAAGAGAATCAATTCTAATTGTTTGTGGGAATAAAACTCTTGGATTCAAAGTTTTATCTGAAGGATAATTAAACCCAATATCTTTGAAGTTTAATTTCTCCAGTCTACCAATATTCTTAGGAGTAACTTTGAGAATTGCTCCTTCACCATTTGAAGTATTAATAGTAGTAATTCCTGGTATTGAATAATAATTTCTACCAGGATTTATGATATCAATCTGAGCAATTTCTCCTGTTGTATGAGTACAATCAGTAATGTAAGAAATATTTGATGTAGAACCATAGGAAACTTCTTCAGGAATATCAGCAAGAGTATATGTAAAACTATTAGTGGAATTGACTGTTATATCATGAGTTCCATTATACTTACTGTTTCTGATTAATAATTTACTTCCAGAAACAACTTCATTATCAGAGATAATTTCAGATTTTATTGCAGGAATATCTCCTTCATAGATAGGATCTAAACGATAGTATAAATTCTCTGGAATCTTATCATTTACTAATAAAGTTGCAGATGCTCCAGAAGTTCCGACTTTACCTGATTTTGATAATTCAAATACTTCGGTAGATTCTGAAGTATTCCATATAGAAGTAAAGTTCACATCTTCATATAAGTTAAATTCAAATGCAGAATATGTAGAACCTTGTTTTACATAAGATAAAGAATCATTTGATAAATCAAATACTACTGTAGAGTTTTTGTAGAGATCAATTTTTGGATTAATTGGATTAATAGTACCGTGAGAAGCACTATTAATATTAACAATTACTGGATTAATTTTCTTAGAGTCAGTAAGAGTATTTGAAAGTTTGATTTTATTCCTGTTAACTTTTACTATATAATAGATCTTTTCACTATTCAATCCTTCAGAAGGAGCATCTGAAGTAAAGATAATTTTATCTCCGGTTTCCAGTCCATGCGAACTGAGAGTAATTGAATTTGCTGTGGTATTAACTCCCGCAGAGACAAATGATATAGGATTTACAATTATTCTTCTATGAGTGTCATTATATGCTAATACTACATTCTTAGTATTTTTTGGACTTACAGAAACCGTTACATTATGATCTGGACTTAATCCATGAGACTGTGCAGTTGAGACCGTAACCACATTTCTTTGAATTTCTCCAGTTATCGCAGAATAGTTGGTTATAAAACTATGAGTGTCTCCAGTACCAACATTTGTGAAGAGTAACGTTGTAGAATTTCTACAAGTCTCAGCAATTCCAACAAATGTTCCAGTAGTTCCGAGTCCAACTCTTACAGTAGAGAGTCCAATTAAATTATTATCAATTTTAGCAACAAATAACTTTTGTCCATCTGCTAAAGTTGTTCCAACCCCAACGTTAGTCTCATCTTGAACTACGATTCCATTTCCACCATCTCCAGCAGAATAAGTTAACTGATCACCCGTCTCTAAGTTATGATTTTTTACAAAGATTGATTTGGTTGGCACAAACAATTGAGTAACCCCAAATCCAGGATTGGAGATAGTTAATGTTGAACCTATTCCAACACCAATAGATTCTGCTGGATTAAAGTAGATTTGTTTATTGAATTTTAAATTAGAATCTGTTTTAAATCCAGAAGAAATTTTCAGTTTTCTTGGTATTTCATAAAAATGATCTCCAACAGATAATGTAGTTCCAATTGACCCACTCACTTTTCTTAAAACTCTTATTCTTGAAGACTCGACATCAATATTCAGAACTTTAAATTTCTCAGTTCCAGACTGAAGAATGTCATTCTCTCTAATATGAGGATATCCAAGATTTCCAGTAACACTGAAGTATGTTGTTAATCCAGTAGATCCATCTGTTCCGATTGCGACTGCTGTAGTTCCAACACCAGCTAAAGTTAATTTATTGGTAGATATTCCAGCAACATAAGATCTTTCAAGGAAAGAAGATGTTGTAGATAAACCTGAAATAGAAATTATGTCTAAATTCTCTATTCCGTGTGGGGAATTTGCAAAGGCAAAATATTCACCATCTTTTTGCCCAGGATAAAATTCAACATTTTCTAGGATGATTGAATTAACACTTACGGAACTTACTGGCTTACCTTTGACTTTACTAATTTTAGCATGTGCTCCTGTTCCTTTAGTATTAGTATTATCAAAGACTATAGATTCACCAACTTTATATCCAGTTCCTCCAGTAATAATTCCAACACCACCAACAACACCTGGATTTGTTCCAACAATCTCAGCAGTTTGATTTAATTTATTTGGAACATTCAAATATGGATACTGAGATTCATCTTCTATTAAATTGATTGGACTTGTATTTCTTCTCCAACCATTTGCTTCCAAATCATAGTCATCAGAGTTTGAACTATTGACAAAGTTAAAGTTATTTGGAATTGAATGATAATTATGTCCGATGACATATGGGAAAGATGGTTTTTTATAATTTTCAAATACTCCAGAATCTTCTGGGAATCTTTCGTCTATTGTTGTAAAATATGCATAAGTTCCATTTGGATAATCTGGTGTTATACAGAATCTTCCATTATTTTCATCAAGAATAGAATCACTAGAAGACTTTTCATATACATAGTCTTCAACGAAAAATCCTTCAGGATAAATTGAAGTAGATGGTCTATTATCCTGATTATCTAATAAAGAATATCCAGACAACATCTGAGTTATAAATCCACCAGTCTTGGACGAATATGCATAAGGACCATAAATTGGGTTTCCATCATATGCAAACCCTAATATTGGAGAATGATAATTTGAATCAGATTCTTTATTATTAACTATTCTTAAATCTTGTTTTCCATATAAAATCTCACCAACTTGATTTACACTGTAAACCTTCTCTCTTAATTTTCTTGGAGTATAAATGTGAGTATATTGAATTTCATTTTTATGAAGACCTTCTGTCAAAAATCCATCATCATCAGTAAATACATTTTCATATTTGTTGAATAAATTTACAGTCCAATTTTGAATATTGCATCTGAACTTTGGAACATTAGTAGTAGATCCTGAAGGAATCACATCTATAGACGTAGTGCTTTCATTAAATCCAGTTCCTTTTTCAATTACAGTAACAGAAACTAATAATCCATTCTCAATGATCGGAGTTAATACTGCCCCAGACCCTTCGCCATCTATAATTAAATCTGGAGTAGAATAATAACCAGAACCACTATTCAGAACAATAACTTCCTGAATTGATCCACCACTAACAATTGCTTTTACTTGTGCATTTGATCCAGAATTTAATAAAATTTGTGGTTGTTTATCAAAATTTAAAATTTCTTCTGATCCATAATTAGAACCAGAATTTTCTATATGAACAGACTGAACTGTTCCTCTTACAATAGGGAGTATTGATGCTTTAAATGTTTCTGTGCCAACTGAAGATATTCCAACCTTTCCAATTAAAGTTGCTGTAATATCGGGATAGTTGAATATATGAGTTCCTACTCCAACAGATGTGATATCTACATATTGCTTATTTCTATAGTAAAAATTAATATCGTTAGATGGACCAACATCAGATAACTTAAAAGAATCATTATCAATCTTAGTCAGAATATACTCTGACCCTACAGAAATTCCAGAAGCAGGAGTACCTGTACATGTATACTTTACCTTTTCTCCAGAATTATAGTCATGGTTTCTAATACTAAAGGAATTTGAAGATGTGCTGACTCCAGATACCGACTGAGCAGTTCTTTTTTTATTTTCATAACCAGAACCACCATCTGTAACGTTTATTGATTGTACAACTAACTTTTTACTAAAAGATTGCAAAGAGTGCTTTCCTACACCATAAGAAGTTAATGATACCGTATTGATCCCAGTTAATGCTTGACTTTCAGTTTCATGAAGTTTTACGGTAAATTCATCTACAACATTTACATAGTAAGATGAATCAGTTACTATTCCAGAGACTGCATTTTGTGATTTTGTTCTATAAATTACTTTTTCTGCATTTCTAAATTTATGGTATGTTGAAAATCCAATTGTAGATTGAGTTATATTGACTTGATTAGATTCTCTATCTGCATAGAATTCTACTGCATGGTCAATAGATTTCATATTGACAGAACCAGTAGCTCCTTGACCATTACCACCTTCTATTTTTAAGGTAGGAGTTTCTACATAATCAAAACCAGGATTTACAATTTTAATATCGGTAAATTGACCGGAAACTGCAAGATGTGCAGATGCTCCATATCCAACAGCATCTTTGATAACAAAATCTGGTGGATTTATAACATCAACATTTACTCCTGTAGATAAGACATCAATACTTTCAATTTTTCCGTATTTAATAGAATCATCAGATTTATAGTTTAAAAGTTCTACACCATTAACAAATATTCCAGTAGCACCTGGTCTGGTTTCCGATCTAGTGCCATCACTTATTGGCGTAGAAATTTTTCTTAAAATATTTTGTGGTTTTACTGTTTTATCATTAAAAGAAAATGGTCTGATGCTATTACCAGTAACTGTTACTTCAGTATCTAAAGAAATGAATTTAGAATTGTAAATATCTTCCCTACTTTTAGCAAATTTTACTTTACTTTCATTTATTCGTTTGATAAAATATAAACCATCACTGAAAAGTCCTTGTCCACGAACTGTTTCAGTAATTGTATTTCCGAAAGAATCGGTTGTGGATTGAGAAACTGAGTTTGCCTTATAGTAAATAGATTCTCCAGTGTAAAATCCATGGTCAGTAATTTCAAATTCATCACCCAAAAATGTTCCCGAAAAAGTTTTCTCTCTAAGTGTTGAATTTAAAGACTGTGAACCATAATTTGGAATAGATGGTGAAGATACTAAGTAATCATTAGAAGTATTTTTATAAACCCTATCAACATCAGTAGAGAATGATTCTACTGATGGGAAGACCGAAGATAATCCTTTGAGGATAGTTCTTTGCAATTTATATGTTAAATTGGTGTCAAGAACTCCCTGACCTTTTACAGTAAAAGATTTTTCTCCAATTATTGTGGAAATATTTGCCTCTTTTCTTGAAGAATCTGATCCAATAATTACACACTTATCACCAGATCTAAATTGATTTGGTACATTTAGAGTAATTTTATAAGTGCTATCAGAGACATCTACTAATTCAATACTAGAGACTTTATAAATTGGAGCAACATTATAGAACCAATTGCGAGTTTTAGGACTTACTTCTGTAAATCCATAACTTGTAATATTTGCAGTAGTACCTTTTTCTAATTCGTCAGACACTTCTGGAATTTCAATTGAATTTAAAACAGAGTTAATTCTAACTTGAATTAAAGTGCCATCTATCGCAGATTGTCCATATGCAAAAGTATTAATACCAACAACAGCAGTATCTGAAATATTGCTATCTAAGTCAGTTATGCCAAAAAACTGAGTTGGAGATTTTGAGGTGTATGATACTACTCCAGTAGTTCTATCAGAATAATTTACAAATAACTCTCCACTATGAGCAAAACCTACCGTTGATTCAACGTCAACAATCGTAGATCCTGCAGAAACATTTCCAATAATTTTTGTGGATGGTTGTACTTTAAAATTGCCGTATATTGCACCATCCTCTTCAATATCTCTATTGTATCCAGAATCAAGCTTTAATCTATAAAAAGTTACACCATACCCAGCGTTTACCTTTTCAACACTGGTAATTGGTGCATAAGATTTTTGAATATTGTTATCAAATTTATATGCATCTTGATATAATGTAGAATGATCTAGTTCGGAAGGGTCTCCTAAAATTGGTTCTACGACAAGATCATTAGTAACTATGTATTGAGCACTTGATGGAGATACTAAATGTTCTGCTGGTCTGATGATTTGAACATTTTCATCATATAAAGCTTTAAATAAGATTTCAAAAGACCTATCAGTACCTTTACTTAAATAAAAATCTTTTGACTGCTTAAGAAACAGATTTTGGTCTAAGTTGCTTGATAATTCTCTATCTTCAAATCCAGGTAAGATTTGATGTTTAGTTTTGAGTAAGAATTCTTTTAAAAATAAGCAACTTAAGTTTTTAATGTCAGAACCACTTACATGATCTTCAGCAAGTGACTCTTTAAATACTACCTCTTCTTTATTAGTATCACTTCTATAAGAAGTAATTCCAACAAACCCCCTAACACATCCAGTAAAGGAAAATTGCGTCTTTCCAGTATATGTTATAATTTCATCACCAATCTGAAGTAAACCATAGGAATCTGGGAATCCTAAAGTTCCAGTAGGAGATTTATCAATATCAATATTAATTACTGTGGAATCAAAATCTAAGTTACCAGATAATACGACTGATTCTGATAGTCCGGTCGTATTATCAATTTTAATATACTTGTCAATATTTTGAATCAGATCAACAGGTCCACCTTGATACTCTTGTCCAAGATAATACTGCTTTAAAAAATCAGATATTAACGGAAAGTCCTCCCTCACATAAAGAGGAAGTTGATTAGATACAATAGTATTAAACTGGACTCTGGTTTCTGACATTTTATGAATTTATCGTCTTAGTATGAACTTGAACCGGTTGATGCTCCACCTGAAGTGGAAACTGTTGTTGTTGCTGCTGCTGTAGTGACAGATGTATTTGTTGATGAAGTAGTTCCTGCTGTATTAGTTATCGCTGCAGTTGTAGGTCCTCCTGCACGAACTAAATTGCCATTTGGATAACTAGACGAAACAATGTAATTAGATGCAGATGGATCAAGTCCAGATGCAATTTCATCTACAACCGTATCAAAATAACTACCACTAGTATCTAGCTGCAAATAAAGATCCTGTAATCCGACAACATCATTAGAACTTGGTGATGCTTCGATTTCAATAATAGGACGACCATCCTTTAACTTACCATCAAGGACATTTATTGGATTTAGTGTAATAACACCAGAAGCATAGTTGATAGATCCAACATTTCTTCTTACAATTGTTGGGTCTTGAGATCCAACAGAAGGAAGAGTAAACAAAAACAAACTTCCAGTAATAGCATCACTATTTGGTATATCTGAAAGATATACATTTTGCTGAATACCTGCTATTCTGAATGCAGATGTTTTAATATTGTATCCATTCATACTCTTAATATGGAATGAATTGCCAAAACCAATCTGATACTCCGCAAAACTATTTGTAACTACCCTCAGATCCCTTCTCATAGAAACTGTAGTGATATTTGATGTGATAGACTCATGACTATCATCAATTATCTTCAAAAACTTACTATACTTAAATCTAGCACCATACTTATTCAATTCAGTAGATTCTGCATAACTATTAGCATTATTTTGGGCAATGCTTGAAACAAATGCTGAAGAAGGTGCTAGATTTGAATTATAATAGATCTTTGTATTGACTTCCAAGTACAGATACTTCAGATCAAGGATTTCTGGAACAATTCCAGCAACTGCATATTGCTTAAGCTTCATCTTAATATTCTGTTTAATCAAATTAGGCAAGAAATCACCAAATCTGGGTTTAATACTGATGAATACCTTGCCATACTGCGGAGGAACTAATTCTTCTCCACCAAATACAGATATTGATTCAGTTTCTGGATAAATCTTGGAAGGAATTAGTGTTTCGTAGTCATTTGCAGTTAATGCTCTATTTTGAGAAGCATAAATTCTTGGTGCAAACTTTTTAATAGATTCTACACCTTCAATTTCTTCTCCACCAGAAGAAGGAAGACCAGTGGTCAGTAATGAAATGCCAGAAGTAATGGTGTACTCATTTGCATTTCTTGTATAAGTTAATTGTCCCGCAAATGAGAACTGATCCACTCCATTTGCAGAATCTCCACTTGATGTAATGTAATTTGCAGTGATAAAATTATTATTTTCTAACTTTTTACCAAAAATACCATCACCAAACAGTAATTCATATCTTTCATCAACAGATTCTTGTAAATAATAAACTTTTGAATCTGATTTAATCTGAAAAAGACTATCTTGTAGACTATACTTAACAGATCTAGTTGAATTTTGATTTGGTCTTACTGTAACTGATAATAACTCAGTATCAATACCAGCATTATTAAGAATAAACTTCTGATTTGGTGTTCTTGAGTTATATGTGAAATTGGATGTAAGGAATGTTCCTTCGTAAATGCTTATATCATCAAAAGATGCTATACCATCATAAACAGGAACCGTGATATCATCTAAGATACAGAAAGTAAATGATTGATTACCAAAAGAACCTTGACTTGTAGCAACAATACCTTTCTTTAAGGTGATTGTACTTGGTGATGGAGTAATGTTTGTTGTATCAATAAAAAATGATATAGTTGCTCTTGCTGCTTTTCTTGATCTAGGGAGATATCCAATATTTCTTGCTAATGAAACCACATTTTCTCTTAATGTGGCACTATCAATGAATACCTCATTCGCAACCATATTTGCGTTGTATGAGGTGATGTAGGTATTATAAGCCAAAACATCTAATATTGATGAAAGGTTTGACCCTTCAAAATCATAATCAGTAAAATTAGAGTTTTCCTTTAGATAT